GATTTAAGTTACTTAAATTTAGATTGGACCCCTGTCCCTGTTATACCAAAGTTCGTTGACATTGTTGTTAACGGAATGGCAGATAGGTTGTTTAAAGTGAAGGCATATGCACAAGATGCTATGTCACAAGCCAAACGTTCTAAGTATCAAGATATGATAGAGGGACAGATGGCTGCTAAACCTATGTTAGAAATAATTCAAAAGAAAGGTGGGGTTGACCCATTTGTTATGCCTTCTGATGAACTTCCTCAAACTGATGAGGAATTATCTTTATATATGCAGTTAAACTATAAACCTGCTATTGAGATTGCTGAAGAAGAAGCTATTAATACTATACTCGAAGAGAATCATTATTTAGATTTACGTAAACAATTTGATTACGACTTAACTGTTTTAGGAATAGGTGTTGCAAAGCACGAGTTTCTACCCGGAGCAGGTGTACAAGTTTCTTATGTTGACCCTGCTAATATTGTCTATAGTTATACAGAAGACCCTCACTTTAAAGATTGTTTTTATTGGGGAGAAATTAAAACAGTTCCTATTATTGATTGTAAAAAGATTGACCCTTCATTAACCAATGAAGATTTAGAAGAGATATCTAAGTACAGTCAATCGTGGTACGATTATTATAATGTTGCTCAGTTCTATGAGAATGATATTTTTTATAGAGACACAGTTACATTAATGTACTTTAATTACAAGACCACTAAGAAGATGGTCTATAAGAAAAAAGTAATGGCAACAGGTGGTAGTAAAGTCATTGAGAAAGATGACCAATTTGACCCACCGGTTGAAGTAATGGAAGAAGGAAAGTTTGAGAAGTTTGAAAAGACTATTGATGTTTGGTATGATGGTGTAATGGTTATGGGAACTAATATTCTTTTAAAGTGGGAACTTGCAAAGAATATGGTGAGACCAAAATCTACAAGCCAACACGCATTACCTAACTATGTAGCAGTAGCACCAAGAATGTACAAAGGAGTAATTGAATCTTTAGTTAGAAGAATGATTCCTTTTGCTGATTTGATTCAGATGACTCACTTAAAATTACAACAAGTTATTTCACGTGTAGTTCCTGATGGTGTATACATTGATGCAGATGGACTAAATGAAGTTGATTTAGGTACAGGTAATGCTTACAATCCTGAAGATGCATTAAGACTTTATTTCCAAACAGGTTCTGTTATTGGTAGGTCTTACACTCAAGATGGAGATTTTAATAATGCAAGAGTACCGATTACTCAATTGACATCTAACTCAGGAGCATCTAAATCACAGATGCTTATCAGTAATTACAACTATTATCTAAATATGATTAGAACTGTAACAGGTCTTAATGAAGCAAGAGACGGTAGTATGCCTGACCCTGATTCATTAGTTGGTTTACAGAAACTTGCTGCATTAAATTCTAACGTAGCAACTCGTCATATATTGGATGGAAGTCTTTATATATTTAGAAGTTTATCTGAAGCATTAACTTATAGAGTTGCAGATATTCTTGAATATGCAGATTTCAAAGATGACTTTGCTAATAAGATAGGTAAGTACAATGTAAGTATTCTGAATGAGATTTCAGATTTATACATTTATGACTTTGGTATATTCTTAGAGGTTGCACCTGATGAAGAAGAGAAAGCTAAACTTGAACAAAACATTCAGATGGCTTTATCTAAACAGGATATTAATCTTGAAGATGCTATTGATATTAGAGAGATAAAAAATATTAAACTTGCAAACCAACTTCTTAAACTGAAAAGAAAACAGAAGCAGGATAGAGAAGAGAAAATGGCTATGCAGAAACAAGCTATGACTGCACAACAAAACTTGAAGTCTCAAGAGATGGCAGCTCAGTTAGCTTTACAAAAACAACAAGCTGAACTTCAAGGCAAAATGCAATTGAAACAAGCTGAGATTGCTTTTGAAATAGAAAAGATGAAAAATGAAGCAGAGCTTAAGAGTCAATTAATGGCTGAAGAGTTTAATTATAATCAGCAACTTAGAAATATTTCTGAGACTGCACTTCAGCAAAGAGAGACTCAAAGAGAAGGTGCTAAAGCTGCTCGTATCGACCAACAGAATACGCAGCAATCTAAATTAATAAATCAACGTAAGAATAATTTGCCACCGCAAATATTCGAATCAAATGAAGATAGTTTAGATGGTTTTGATTTAGCCGAGTTTTCCCCAAGATAACCGAATAAATTGAACAAAATTTTATTATTAACTTTGTAAAAATTAAATCAAATGGAAATTAAAGTAAAAGCAGTTGAGGCGGTTGAAGAAAAATCAACTCAACAAATTGAACAGGAATTGCTTGATAAGCACGAGCAAGAAGTAGAGGGAACTGAAACTGTAAAAGTTGAAAGTGAACCGAGTGTAGAAGTTGAGCAACAACCTCAAGAAGAAATTAAATCCTCTGAGTTAAAAGAGGAAGACGTTCTTTCATTTATTAAAAACAGATACGAAAAAGATTTTACATCTGTAGACCAAATCTTTGATACTAAAGAAAGTAATGAAGAGTTGCCTGAAGATGTAAAGGCTTATTTTGAATATAAAAAATCTACCGGAAGGGGGATGTCCGATTATATGAAATTAAACACGGACTTCTCTTCGATGGCAGAAGACCAACTATTGTCTGAATATCTTATTGCTACAGGCGAGGCTATGGATTCGGATGACGTGGATGTCCTGATGGATGACTACAGATACGATGAAGAACTTGACGAGGAAAAAGATATTAAGAAAATTAAGTTGGCAAAGAAAAAAGTTATTGCTAAAGCTAAAAAGTTTTTTAACGAGCAAAAGGAAATGTACAAACAACCCCTTGAGTCAAGCACGGTTGGAATTTCTGAAGAGCAACAGAAAGAAATTGACGAGTATAAGCAATACTTGGCTACGGCTAAAAGTAACCAAGAGGAAGTAAAAAGGAAAAGAGATTGGTTTATTGAAAAAACCAACGAGGTATTTTCAGATTTCAAAGGTTTTGATTTCAAGGTTGGAGATGCTACTTTGACTTTTAATCCGGGTGATTCAAGCAAAATGAAAGAGACTCAGTTAGATTCATCATCTTTTGTAAAAAAGTTTGTTGATAAAGAAACAGGGTTAATTAATGATGCTGCGGGATATCACAGGGCGTTAGCCATCGCAATGAATCCTGAAAGATTTGCTACGTTCTTTTATGAGCAAGGCAAATCAGATGCTACAGAGAATGTTACACGTAAAATGAAAAATGTCCAAATGACAGAACGTAAGACACCTCAAGTGGCAAGAAGTAAGGATGGGTTGCAATTCAGGTCTGTGTCTACGCCAAGTAGCAGAGGCTTAAAGATTAAAAGTAATAAAAAGTAAACAATTTAAAAAATTAAAAAAATGGCAGGTAATTTTACAGGTCCCGGTTTTGACCTTCAGCCATCCGCACAACAGGTGCCGTTGGCAACAAACTACATCCAAAACTTTGATTTCTTGAATCAGTATCTTCCTGATACTTATGAAAAAGAATTTGAGCGTTATGGAAACAGAACAATTAGTTCATTCTTAAGATTAGTAGGAGCGGAGCTTCCTTCAAACTCTGACTTAGTTAAATGGGCAGAGCAAGGTAGACTACACGTGAAGTACACACAAGTTGGTAGTGCTGCACTTGTAAACGCTGATGAGGCTACTTTCCAAATTAATGACCCGGCTGCTCCGGCAGGAACGGCTACTACAGGACAAGTTCCTTTCTCTGCTCAAGGTGGTATCGCTTTGAGAGAAGGACAGACTGTTGTTGTAATTCAAAATGACGGTTCAGGAGAGAACAAAGGTATCGTTACTGACGTTGACCTTACTGTTTCTCCTATTCAAGCTACTGTTGCTTTCTATGAAGCAGGTGGTCTTGTAACTGCAGGTACAGGTCTTGGAAACGCTGACGTTACTATCTTTATCTACGGTTCTGAATTTAAGAAAGGAACTGTTGGAATGGAAGGTTCTCTTGAGTCTGATGACTACATCTTTGAGAACTCACCAATTATTATCAAAGACAAATATGCAGTATCAGGTTCTGA